CGACTAGCGCTGCGACTGACGCTGCGACTTACGCTGCGACTAGCGCTGCGACTAGCGCTGCGACTTACGCTGCGACTAGCGCTGCGACTAGCGCTGCGACTTACGCTGCGACTAGCGCTGCGACTGACGATGCGACTTCAAAAGACAAATGGGTTTCATTCGATTTCAAAGCCATGGTTTCTTTATCCGCATCACTTAAGCTTGGAAAATTTGGCCTAGAGTGCGCTTCCATGGCATTTAGAATGTATCAAGGCGGCAATCAATGGTCTGGCTGGACCGCAATGCTTACGTTTTTCCGTCACGTTTCAAAACTTGAAATTGATTATTCAAAATTTGATCATGTTGAAAAGCTAGCAATTCACTCAGGCCCAAGAGTCGTGCATGAAGATTTTTGCATGATTTCAGATAGGCCAGAAATATTAATGGTTGATTCACAAAATAGACCGCATTGCGACACTGGCCCATTTTGTAAATGGAGAGACGGATCTCGCCTCTATGCAATCCACGGAGTTAGAGTACCTGAATGGTCTATTGAAACACCGAAAGATGAAATCAATCCAAAAGATGTTTTAGCCATTAAAGAGACTGAAGTTCGCGCAGCAGTCATGAGACACGTTGGTCTATCAAAGTTCTTAGACACTTTAAATGCTAAGGAACTAGATAAATATGATGACTACCGATTGTATTATTTAACTGCTGAAGAAAGACAAATAGGCCCATATCTTTACATGAAGTGTCCATCAACTGGACGCGAATTTTTAGAGGGAGTTGGGGACGCTGAAAAATATGAGTTCATTGATCCAACGATTAAGACATGCCAAGACGCTTTAGTTTGGCGAAAAAATAAAGCCGCAAACAATTTAATGACTAAAATTAATTTAAACAATCTAAGCTTTCGAGCTTAAAGGAGTATTTATGAAAAATGTAGAGTGCATCGGATTTCAAGGTGATGTTTGTATATTTAAAATTGATTCTTTTCCAAAAGATTTAATTGAAAACAAACAAACTAAAAACGCAATTCTTGCTTATGGTGAATTAACTGGACATGCCCACCAATTCGAGGATGTTGAGAGTGTGAATGTATTTACAAGTAATGCTGATAAATACAAAGGCATTTTCTTTATTGATGTTTTAAAAGAAAATGCAAAACTTCAGCACGGTCGTGCCAGGGACTTTATTGGTAAAGAAGCAGACCACGACTATCACAATGTGATTGAATTAATTCCAGGTCAAAAATATATGGCTGGAATTGTTGAAGAAACCGATTGGCTAACTCGAACGATTAGAAAAGTGATCGATTAATGCGCGCAAAAATTCTGAATCAATTAGAGGTTATAAATGATCAAATTCAAATCAGATAAAGCTTATCAAAGGTTATTAGATATGCACCCAATTTGTATAATGATCTTGGGTGGTGCGGCCGCCTATTGTTTAGAAAAGCAATTGCCATTTGTCGTAACTGAAACAATGACCACGCCACAAGAAGATAAAGACTTGGATAGAGTGAGCGATACACACCGCACAGGACGCGCCTTTGATGTATCGGTTAATTTGTGGCGAGCGAGTGATATAAGCCAATTTGTTTCAGCAATGGATGCTATCTATGGCTCTTATGGCGCACAGGTTGGCGATAAAAAGTCTGTGATTATTTATCATGATTCAGGTCACGGTAGCCATTTTCACTTCCAGGTGAATCGAAAATATTCAGTCAAAGAGTTATCAACATAAATATCCACAGGGGGGAAGAGTGAAGAAGAAATTAACCAAGCATGAATTATATGTTTACTCGATGTTTCAAAATCATGGCGAGATGACAGCGCCTGAATTAATAAAAAAGGCTCAAGAAAATTATAATATAAAAATCAATCGTGGTACTTTGAATCAAGTGTGCAATTTGTTGACTGCGAGAGGGTGGCTTGAAATGGTTGGTCAAGTTAAAAGTGAGAGGCGAAATATGTTGATAGATAAATGGCGAGTGAGACGTGAGGATAATATGATTATGGGAGTTGGGATATGAAGCTAGTCACAAGATATTTCAATGATTCAATCGGAGCTAATCTTTATCGTGGTCCAAATCCACTAGACTTAAATTTAATTAAAGATAAAGTCCAGCATATTGAAAATTTACAGTCTGGCTTCTTTGATGCTTTTTATAATACTAAATATGAAACTCAGCATGAGGATGATTTCGGAATGAAGATTTATCATTCAAGATTATCTGATTTTAAAGCTCCCACAAAAGATCAATTGTTAGAAATTACTGCAAGAATAAGAAAAGCACTAGAGAGTGGTAAAAATGTTTTGGTACATTGCAAGCATGGCGTTGATCGAACAGGCCTTGTTATTGCCACATATAGAATTGTTTATGAATGTTGGAGTTATGATCGAGCAGTTGATGAATTATATGCAGAAGGATTTCATAAGATGCCATATTTTTTGTGGCCTAAAGTTTTGAAAGAATTAAAATAATTTCCCGACACCTTAAAGGATTGATATGACCGAATTAATATTTCTTATGATTGGATTAATAATAGGCTTACAGGTTTTGTGGTTTATTCCTGATGATCGAGATGAGCCTAAGAGGATATCTGAGTTATGAAGGGCTCTAAATTAAAAAAAGAGCACAGTGCTCAAAAGAGAATATGCAAGTCTTGCAAGGTTGAAAAAGATTGGATCTTTAAAAAGTTTTCTGGAATGCAAAGATTATATGTAGATGAGACTGGCAAAATGTGGCTATCGGCTTTGTGTTACGAATGTGGCAAAATGAAATACGATTGGAATTATAATAAGAAAAGAATCAAGCGTAAAAAATTAAGACTAACATTAGAAAACAATTCAGATTTCGGGCTATTGCCTGATGATATTTAACCGGCGATAAGCCAAAGGAGAGAGAAATGGAAGCAGAATATAGCGAAGAAAAGATAAATTCATTTAACGAAGCTGCAAAGCCTTTAATTAAATGGTTATGTGAAAATTGTGATCCACATGCGTCAGTCGTAGTCGATCCGACAAGCGCAGTTTTAATGGCCAGTGAAATTTGTTTTAATACTGAAGATTATTTGAAAGATTAATTTTTGATGCCGCTTGAGAAGGTGATATGGCAAGAGGCCTTAAATGGTACAGCCGAAAGATCTTAAACGTAAGGGCTAGGCCAACTCAAGCGGTGTCTTTTTATTAGGAGTGATTTATGAGCCAGTTTCTAGATCTCGAATATTTTACTAAACCTAGATCACTAAGTAAGAATCAGCTTAAAGATCAAATTACCAAACTCGAGTCAGACAAAGCTAAATTGGTTGAGGCTTTGAAAACTATTATCAACAAAGTAAGTCTAGCAGAACAAATTCTTGCAGAGATTGGGGAGTAGATGATGGTTATATTTTTATCTGCAATAATAATTTGTTTAGTGTGTTTTTACTTAATATTTGGAGACTACAAATGACCATGCCACAAAATATTAGGGAGAAGGTTGAAGTGGAGGCAGGCAAAGCTGCGCAGAAATTTCAACAGCAGCAAAGAGTACATAATTCAGTGTACCGCTTTTATTACGAGGGCTTTATCTCTGGCGCAGAATACCATAACCAACTTCTGCTGTCTGAGCCGGTGGAGTTTGATGAAGTGAGCTCTGCAATGGACTTCGAACAGTTTATAAATAATCATCCTAGAAAAGATTTTACTTCCTATGAGGCTAGATATTTACATTCTTGGTGGCGTGAAGGTCGTAAGTCTCAATTCAACCAAACGAAAACGCAAGTTGTGGCGATGCGGAGTGAGCGAGACACATTCAAGCATGAATTTAAAATGCTGCAAGAGACTTCTAGGTTACAAATCGAATCGTTGCAGAAAGAAAATGATCAGCTTGAAATGTTATGCACTAATCGCGAAGTGCAGATTGAAAAGTTACAATCTAAAATCAAGGAGCTTGAAAATGGCAAATAAGGCGAGAGTTTTTACCGTTGGAGTCGGACCAGATGGTCAGTTCTGGAATCCAAAATATTCGCGACCAGATTTTCCAATCGAAAGAGTTAAGTTGATAGAATATTCAGCCATCACTCAAAAAGACCAAGAGATCGAAGCGTTGCAGAAACAGGCTAACGCAGCGATAGCCACCATTAATCAAATGCAAGATAAGATTCGACCTTGGATGAATCCTAACTCAATGATTGGTCAAGAGATAAGTGTGGCTTGGAATTTAGGCTCAAGATTTAATAGCGAAAATCCAGATTTATTTAATGCATATCTTAAAATCAAGGAGCTTGAGGGATGAAACCAAAAGATAAAATACTTACTTATGATCAGGCTAAGGAATTAAAATGGTTTTGCGGCAACGTCACTGGTTTAAGACAAGATTTCTATAAAGTATCTGATCAGGTTGAATCTTTTAAGAATCGCTTTGAACGGCTAGAAAAAACAGCTGGAAATATAGAATCATTCTTAGCAAAGATGGAGCTTGAAAATGGCAAATAAACTTAACAAGGAGAAAACAAATGGTAAAAGTAAGTGAATTAATGGTGATTGAGGACTTGACAAAAAAATGGACTTTTATTGATTGGATTCGCGCATTTTTTATTGTTAAAATTATGAGAAACAGAAAAGGGTTTGAAAATGGAAACTAAGGCGAGGGAGTTTTGGATTGATCATGATTGTTGGTATTCAAAAGAAGAAAAAGAATTTAATGACCGGACTTGTACAATAGACGAATGGAATAATGCTAACTTACTTCGAGTCATCGAATACAGCGCCCTCACTCAAAAAGATGAGACGATTAAGATGCTGTGCGAAGCTTTGGAGAAATCCTTAAGTAGATCGAAAGATTTGGATACAGCTATGTGCCACGATAAACTAAGCATGGCACAAGAAATTTGGCGTCATCAAGTTATGGAAATTGAACAAGCCTTAGCCAAAGCCAGGGGTGATAAGTGAAGGATCAAATATTCATGTCACCAATAAATGGAGCTTTAGTTGTAGGCATTCCATTGTTTAGATATAATGAGGCTAATCAGCTAACTAATCTTGAGGGTTATTTTGTATCAATAACAAACGATAAACCATTTGGTTGGCTGCTAGATGCTGGCGAAGCCTGTATGTATGCTAACCATGATTGGGTAAATAATAAGTTAATTTCAATGGGCGAATTATGAGTGATATAACTTATATTATTAATTTACTTATGAAGATTCTAGCAGAATAAAATCAGAAGAAAATCGTGCCAATAAGACATAAGTCTTAAGCAGCGCCTCTTGGCAGTTCAAATCCACTTGATGGGTTGTCCTCATGATGCTTAATCATTTCTTCAGCAGAATCTAAAAACTCAATAAAATTAGAACAAGCCAAGACACTGAGCCTTGCTTTTCTATTGAGGCGCTTCAATCGGTCTTTTAAGTCTGAATATCTCTCAGATTCCTTCTTTGGCACAGATAAGCTTATTGATATTTTGACTTCGTTTTCGGAATACATGACAGAATCTTTTAAAGAAAATTTCATATTCTTAAATGCTATGGCGATGCCTAGTTATTAATCAATAAGATACTTAATTTAATTATTAAATTATTAAGAAAATAATTATATGGCGATTAATTTGATGGATTTGCCGAAATAGGACTTTAATAGATGTATGGCAGTAATCACTAACATTTACGGGAGGCATGATACTGGAGGTTCTTAGATGAGCCCTAACTCAAACACTTGTAAGTTGTCCATAGATTATGATGAGACAATCAGTGAGCAGGTATGTTCCAACTGCAAACACTTTAAGGAAAGCTGGTCATACTGCAATAGATCGGAAGTACCAAGGATGGTGCCAATGCCTGAAATCGATTACTGCGCAGACTTTGAAAGCAAAAAAGAAGAGTAAAGATGTATGAGCAAGATCAAGATTCTCCAGAGCGTAAGATGTGGGGTAGAGTCATAAGACAGGCAAAAATGGACTTATTTTATAATTATAAAAGATACATCTTATTTAGCTCTATTTCTGATGGCCAATATGAAAATAAGTATGCCAATAGAAAGACGTCTTGCTCTGCTGCCGCATCTCATCATCAATTTGATAAGACAAGGCTTGGCGAAGTTAAATCAAGAGCATCGGCTGTGCTTAAAATTATTACTGAAATTCACTCAGACTATTTCAAAAATGATGTATGCGAGAACGCAGGGCTATCGCACTGGACAATTAGAAAATGGATTAAAAAAAATATAAGGGGAGAATTATGGAACAATTACCGCAAGGAAGCGTAAGACTTTTTGACAACAGCAAGGTGCATTTGTCTAATAGAGAGATTGAAGTATGCAAGTCTATTAAAACATACGACACAATTAAACAAATGGCAGAGGCTCTTAATATTAGTGAAAAAACAGTTAAGTTTCACCTCACGCATATTTTTAGTAAAACAGGCAGGCCAAATAGAATCTCATTATTAAAATATGTTTATGAGAATGGTATTTAATGCCAAGAAAAGTAAATGGGCGAATGTGGCCAAAGGGCGTAAGCGGTAATCCAAAAGGAAAGACGCCTCTGCCCTTAGAAATCAGAGAGTTTAGAAAAGCCTCTAAGCAAGATATTATCGAAGAATTTAAATACCTTTGGAATATGACTGAGCCAGATCTTACTGCAATCAAAGATGACCCAACTCAGCCAATTATTAGAGTAGCTATTGCAAAAAAACTCTTAGGTAATGATCTTGATGGCGTTTTAAACCGAGTGCACGGCATGCCTAAAGAAGAAATAGACATTAATGGATCAATGAGCTTTCACTCAAAAATTGTGCATCTAGCGCAAGAGATTGAAAGCGGGAATGGAAAGGAGTTAATCAGTGAAAACAAAAACCAAGAATTCGAAGAAAAAAACGACTAAGAAAAATAGTAAGAAGTAATTATATGCTTGGGCAGGTGGCAGACAATCATGCTAATGCCGCACTAGAGTGATTGTGGATAAAAACAAATAATTACCACACCTAGTTTGTCCGCCGTTATTTGTCGAACGGCCCCGAGCACCACTAAGCCAAGGACGGCTCTTTGAAACTCCTAGACCATAATTGGCGTTTAAATAATCTTTATAAGATTGTCGATAAAAACGGCAATCGAGTTACCTTTCGCCCAAATAACGTACAACAAATAATTGATCGAACGCCAGGCAATAGAAAAATGATTCTAAAGGCCCGTCAATTCGGCGTGTCAACTTATTCGATTATCAAGAAATTTGACCTAACAATATTTAGACCAAATACCACCTGCGCGATCATTGCGCATGAAAAGGATGCAGTAGAAAAGCTGTTTAGAATAGCCATGAGAGCCTATAAGTTTTTGCCTGATGACATAAGGCCTGTAATTGATCGAGGTGGCGGATCAAAGCATGAGATGTACTTTCCAGAGATTAATTCAAGGATTTACTGTGATCTAGAAATACGAGGCGATACCGTCCAGATACTTCATGGCTCAGAGGTGGCCTTTATGAAAGATTCATCAAAGCTTAAGGCCACACTTCAGGCGGTGCCATCTAACGGCATTGTAGACCTTGAGACTACAGCAAATGGCATGGGAAACTTTTTTTATGAAATGTGGAATGATGTTGAACAGCCATATAAAAAGTTATTTTTCCCGTGGTACATATTCAAAGAGTATATGATGCATTCGAGTAACTTAGAGCTTACAGAAGATGAACTCGAATTAATTTCTAAGGCAAAAAATCATTACGGCATAGACATAGATAATGGTCAGATTGCATATCGAAGGTATAAAAAATCAGAATTAAAAACCTTATCACACGATAAGAAAAGGGTTACTTTTGAGCAAGAATATCCAGAGGATGACAAGACTTGCTTTCTATCGTCTGGCGAATCGGTCCTGGATTTATTTATTATTAAAGACTTAATGGACAAAGCGCCAAGCCCCATTTCTGATAATGGGTGGCTTAGGGTATTTGAGAGGTTTGATAAAAAAGAGACTTATGTCGTAGGGGCTGACGTTGCCGAGGGTGTTCGAAAAGATTACTCGGTTGGCGTCATGCTAAATGCAAGGACAAGAAATGTTGTGGCAACGATTAGAGGCCACTGGAAGCCTTACGAATTTGCTCATAAATTAAATGATTTGTGTAAGATGTATCACGATACAAAGTCTGTAATGCCTCTTCTATCGGTTGAGAGAAACAATCACGGCCATGCCGTATTACTAGAGCTTGATAAGCACATTCAATATCCAAATTTATATCATCACGATGACGAAAAATTAGGCTGGCGTACTGATCTTGTGTCTAGGCCAATCATGATAAACGCCTTTATTCATGCTGTAGAAAATAATTATTTAATAATTAATGATCTTAATATTTTACAAGAATGCTTAGTTCTAATCGACAATAATGGTAAGATTGAAGCTGCTGAAGGTAGGCACGACGATGGAATTGTAGCGTGTGCGATAGCCCTTCAAATGGTTTTGCGATTTGGCTCAAGTGATCTTTACGAGAATATATCAAGTAAAATTTTAGTTGATTAGGATGGAATGGCAGAAGCATTACAGCCAGTTTTATCAGGAAAAAGTGATAACCTTATTGCCGCTATCTATACAGGTACCGTCGAGGAATCTCTTTATCGCTCACCAATGGTGCCTGAATCCTATCAATCACCATATAATTCAGATGATCTTTATAAGAAATCTGGCGATTATTCAATTTATGAGGAGATGATTGAAGATGATCAAGTATCAATATGCTTACAACTTAAAAAAGATTTAGTTTTAGGAAATGGATTTAATTTCATCAGTGATGAAGATGGACAAGAAGAAATCATAGAAGATTTAAGTGCTGCTTTTAAAGAGGATTGTGAAATACCTTTTTTAGAGCAAATTGAAGAAATCTTAACTGCTTATGAATTCGGCTTTTCTTTGACTGAAAAGATTTTTAAATTTAATGAGGAAAGCAAACTAAGACTTAAAATCCTTAGGACAAGACATCCTAATTCTTGGCTTATCCATCAAGATGATTTCGGTAATATCACAAAATATGAACAGAATACTAATCGCGGATCAAAAGATATAAATCCAAAATCACTTATTCATTATGTAAATAAAAGAAAATTTCAAAACCCTTATGGAACTAGTGATCTAAGGGCTTGTTTTAGAGCATGGTTTGCTAAAAAAGAGGTTGTTAAATATTACGGTATCTTTATGCAAAGTCAGGCAAAGGCCACGCCAGTTGCAAGATATGATAAGAATGCTCCACAACAAGCCATAACAGATATTCATAATGCCATTAAAAGATTCCAAGCTACTACAGCTTTGACAATTCCTAAAGAGATCGAAGTTGATTTCATCGAAAGCAAGAGTAATGGCGAAGCTTATTCAAAAGCTTTAAATATATTTAATATGTTCATAGGTAGAAGTCTTTTTATTCCAGACCTACTTGGAATGTCGGGAAGTGAAACAGGTGGCGGAAGCCAAGCCCTAGGCAGAGAACAAATATCCATTTTCTTTATGCATATAGAACGCAGGAGATCAGCACTAGAAGCCTTAATAAATAAGCATATTGTATGGCCAATGGTAGTTATAAATCATGGGTATATTGATAATTATCCTAAGTTTAAATTTAATCCACTTGATGATGTTCAAGCCGGGGAACTTGCAAAGATTTGGCTTGAGGCAGTTAAGGGTAAGGCTTTTAAGGCCAATGAAGAAGAAATTAATCACTTCAGAAAATTAGTTAAATTTCCAGAGGGCGAGGTCGTAATTGAAGAGCCGCAAGCCTTGCCAGGACTATTGCCTAACGGAATGCCAGGGGAAATGCCCGATGAAAGCGCCGATGTGGAAGCGGGAGCCGAGAACAAAAAAGAAATCGAAGATGTCGAACAAGATGAATCTAACAAGAAAGCGACCTTCGGAAAAATCTTTAATCAAACGCCAGGCGACTACCATAAAAAAGTAAACTTTAAAGCCATAGCTACAAAGCTAAATGATTATGATCAATCTGTAGTTAACGAGGTAGCACCTATTGTTCGTAAAATGTTTGCTGATATCTATGATCAGATCGAAAAGAAAAAAATTCTATCTGCTCAAAAAATAGACAGGATTGATTCAATAAACTTAAAACATCTTAAAGAACTTAAGCAAGTTCTTAAGTCTAGCTTCTTGGGTCTTTATAAAGATGCTCAAACCCAAGCAGCTCAAGAGCTTTTCAAAGCAGAATATAAAGCTCCTATCACAGCTGAAAAATTCTTAGAGGTTTTAGAGGCAGAAACATTTAGTTATGTCGGTGATTACCAATACAAAATATTAAGTAAAGTAAAAACAGAATTAACCGCTGCCATTAAAGATGGCAGACCTTTGTCCTCGGTTATAGATATTTTAGACGATTCAGGGAAGGCTCTGTCTAAAGCAAGCATTGAGAGGTTCGCACGAACTAAGCACACGGAAGTGCTTAATAAAGGCCGATTAGAATTTTTCAATGAATCAGGAGTCGTTGCAGCCTATCAATATAGTGCAATCCTAGATGATAGAACATCTGATATCTGTGATGGCTTGCATGGCAAGATCTTTAAGGCAGGTAGTGAGCCAATTCCACCGATGCATTTTAATTGCAGATCTACCTTAATACCAATCACTAAATATGAAGAGTTTAAGGTGAGCGAAAAGGCAGGTGGTCAGCCGATTGACGAATTTATTTCTGAAAATGTCGGAGAAGGGTTTGCGGTAAAATAATTATGGAAAAATTTAATATACAGGGTGTAGAAATTTTCTCAGTAGGCGAATGGAATGGTGATCCATATTCATTAGAAGATCTAAATTTAATGGTAAATGCTTTTGAGGAGACAAAGTCTGGGATTAGACCTTATTTAAAACTAGGTCATGATGATAAGCAAAAGATATTACAAGCAGATGGACTTCCATCAGCTGGCTGGATTGAAAATATTTATATCTTTGGTGATAAACTCTTGGCCGATTTCACAGATATTCCTAAAAAAGTCTATGATCTAATTAAAGCCAAAGCTTACCGAAAAGTATCTAGTGAGATTTTTTGGAATCTAAAAATAAAAGATAAGGTTTATAAGCGCGCTCTTGGAGCAGTTGCCTTATTAGGGGCAGATACACCAGGGGTTATGAATCTATCTGATATTTTAGCTATGTATAAAAATAATGGACATGAAGCCCTTAAATTTTATGAAAAAGAATTTGATTTTAAACAAGATTCAAAAGAATCGCCAAGGAAGGTAGGCAATATGCCAGAAAAAACAGAATCAGAAATTAAGCTTGAATTGCAATTACAAGCTGCAAAAGACAGTGCTGAGGCTAAAGAAGTAGAGGCTAAGAAGTTCGCTCTAGATATCGAAGCTAAAGACAAAGAACTTATTGAGCTTCGTAAGGATAAGGCCGCCTCTGATGCAGATAAAGCAAAGCTTCAAGCTGAAGCTGAAGTAGCTAGGATTGAAAAGTTCGTAACAGAGCTTGTATCTGAAAAGCTTTGCAGTCCTGCAATGAAAGACAAAGTAACTCAATTACTTGGCCCAGACAAAAAAGAATATACAGTTAAAATCGAAGAAAAAGATAAAGAAATCAATAAACAAGAACTAATTAAAGAAACTTTAAAGTTAGCAAAGCATTTATCTGAGGTTAATTTCGAAGAAAATTCTGAAGGTAATGAAAAGAAAACTTATAAAGCTGATGATGAGATGGACAAAAAGGCTAAAGAGTACATGAAAGAAAATGATTGTACTTATGGTCAAGCTGTTAAAGCAATCATCAAGAAAAATAAATAGGAGTAAAAATGAGTAACATCGCACCAATATCTTTTGATGTCGCTACTACTCTTTTAGCATATCGAATTGTCAATATGCTAACCGGAACAGCCAATACCGTAAAATTGCCGGCGGCTGCAACCGAAAGAGTACTAGGTGTCACTACTGATACTGTTTTAGATACTACTGGTGCAATTCCTGTGGCATTCGCAGGTATTGCAAAAGTATTTTTCAATGACACTGTAACTAGCGGAAATATGGTCGCAGCTGATGCCTCTGGTCGCGGCGTTCCACACGCCGATACTACAGCAGGATCTTATGTCATTGGAATTTTGATAGGTCCTACAGTTGCCGTTACTGGAGCAATTGCAGATGTTTTAATTCAACCACATTTCAAATCGATTCCGTAATTAACGGAAAACTTAGAAAGGAGTAAATACTATGCCATTGAAAAATCAACTGCATGTAAATCAATTACTCTCAAATGTTTCCGCACAATACAAAAATTCGGAATATATTTGGGATAAAGTTTTTCCTAAGGTAGCTGTTACAAAAGATACGGATCTATATCGTATCTATGAGCGAAACTTTAGGATACCACAAACACTAAGAGCGCCAAAAGGGGTAGCTCGTGAATTTTCTTTCGAAGTTTCTACTGCCACATATGCCTTAGAACAACATGCCATTAAGGATTATGTCGGTCGAGATGAAGAAGAAAATTATGACCAAGGCTCTTTACAAGTAGATACAACCGAAGCTTTAACAGATGCGATTTATCGCAGAATTGAGCTTTCTGTAGCTGCATTGTTTACGACCACAAATTGGTCTTTGAATGTATCCCTTGCAGCAGGAGCAGATTTTGATTCCAACACAATGACATCTGATCCAGTTTTAGTTTTTGATACTGGAGCATCAACGGTTATTGCCAATTCTGGTAAACAACCAAATTTTGGTATTTTACCACGAGATGGATATGTGGCAGCAAAAAGCCATATCGCAGTACTTGATCGAGTCAAATATACATCTAGTGAAGTTAGTAAAAACATGCTTGCTGCATTGTTTGATCTTTCTGAGCTACTTGTACCGACAGCAGTACAAGATACAGCACAAGAAGGTGTTGCAGCTTCTATTTCTAATTTCTATGGTGATGTTGCGTTCCTTGGATGGAAACCAAGTTCTCCAGGCCTTAAACAGCCTAGCTGTGGTTATTTATTCATGCGCGATCTGCCAAGAGTTAGAAGTTGGTTTGATGATGAACGAAATTCAACAGCGATTGAGTGTGAAGTTAAATTTCAACCAAGAGTTGTT